TACCTGACGCAAGACAAGGTAGTGACCCTACATCAATCGCTTGGTATTTAGAACAATATCAATCACCAACATCACCATGGATTGTATCTGAATTAAGAGGTAACAAAGTTTACAACTTATTTAAATTTACAACAATTGCTGATGGTGAAGCTGCAAACACAGAAGTTAAAATCTCAATTGCAAACATTTCATTTAATAACGGAACTTTTGACGTATTAGTTAGAGATTTCTTTGACTCAGATGCAAATCCAGTTGTTATTGAAAAATTCACTAACTGTAATATGGACCCTAATGATAACGCATTCATTGCGAAGAAAATTGGTACCATTGATGGTGAGTACGCATTGAATTCTAAATATGTTATGATTGAACTTAATGAAGATGCACCAATTGACGCATTACCTTGTGGATTCTTAGGATTCAATTTTAGAGAGTATGCGGGTGTTAGACCTCCATTCCCAATTATTAAACAAAAATATGATTATCCAGGTGAGGTAGTATATAACCCACCATTTGGTTTATCTTCAGGAGCTGATGATATTACAAGAAGTAACGGTGATAATGTACGTAGAACTTATTTAGGTATTTCTGATACTATAGGTATTGACGTTGATTACTACTCTTACAAAGGTAAACAACTTCCTTTAGATATCTGTACAGATTCTACAGGTGAAGATTGGAACTTTAGAAGTAGAGGTTTCCATATGGACAAAAATGCTAGTGGTATAACAGTACCTAACGCATTTGTAACAAGTGGTACCCCAGCATTCTATTGTGGTGATGCACCGTTCACTCAAGACCCTGATTCAGAAGCTAACCCTTACTACAGAATTTTTGCACGTAAGTTCTCATTATTAGTACAAGGAGGATTTGACGGATGGGATATCTATAGAGAATATAGAACAAACGGTGATAGATTTGTATTAGGTAGAAATGGATACTTAAAAGGTTCATGTCCATCAATTAAATATCCTACGGCCACAGGTTGGGGAGCATTTAAACAAATCACCGTTGGGGATAACACACAAGGTTGGGGTAACACCGATTATTACGCTTACTTATTAGGACAAAAAACTTTTAGTAATCCTGAGGCGGTTAACATTAACGTATTTGTAACACCTGGTGTTGATTATATAAATAACTCTGATTTAGTTGGTAGTGCAATTGACATGATTGAAAATGATAGAGCTGACTCACTTTATGTTTGTACAACTCCTGACTACAACATGTTTGTTCCGACAACGACTAATATGCAGGATTTAATTTATCCACAAGAAGCGGTAGATAATTTAGAAACCGCAGGAATTGACTCTAACTACACTGCAACTTACTATCCATGGGTATTAACAAGAGATAGTGTAAACAACACACAAATCTACTTACCTGCAACTGCTGAGGTTACAAGAAACTTAGCTTTGACAGATAACATTGCATTCCCTTGGTTCGCTGCGGCGGGTTACACAAGAGGTATAGTAAACGCTATCAAAGCACGTAAGAAGTTAACACAAGAGGATAGAGACACATTATATCAAGGTCGTCTTAACCCAATTGCAACCTTCTCTGATGTTGGAACGGTAATTTGGGGTAATAAAACTTTACAAATTAGACAATCCGCTCTTGATAGAATTAACGTAAGAAGATTATTACTTCAAGCTCGTAAATTGATTTCCGCAGTATCTGTAAGATTACTGTTTGAACAAAACGACCAAAAAGTAAGACAAGATTTCTTAGATGCGGTTAACCCTATATTAGACGCTATCAGAAGAGACAGAGGTTTATACGATTTCCGTGTAACAGTTTCTTCAGATGTTGCTGACTTAGACAGAAACCAAATGACTGGTAAAATCTATGTTAAACCTACAAAATCGTTAGAATTTATAGACATTACGTTCTATATCACTCCAACAGGGGCATCTTTCGAGAATATCTAAAATAAAATAACAAGCCGATATAATGTCGGCTTGTTTTAGCCAAATAGTAACAATGACAAGCAAACAAAGAATTATAGAAGGTATTGATGATGAGGGAACACCTGACATGAAATACTATTCATTTGATTGGGATGACAACATAATGACAATGCCGACTAAGATTATCTTAAAGGATGAGGAAGGTAACAATGTTGGTATGTCAACTGAAGATTTTGCGGAATATAGAACAGACATAGGTAAAGAACCTTTTGAATACGAAGGACACTCTATTGTAGGGTTTAGTGATGAACCATTTAAATATTTTGGTGTTGCGGGAGATAAACAATTTATTGTTGATTCTATGTTGGCAAATCCAGGACCTGCTTGGCCTGATTTTGTGGAGGCATTAAATAATGGGTCAATTTTTTCTATTGTTACTGCTAGAGGTCACACCCCTACGGTAATCAAAGAGGCGGTGTATAACTTAATCGTTTCTAATAAAAATGGAATTAATTCAGACGAGTTAGTTAAGAATTTAGAAAAATTCAGAAACATTGCTGATGAGGGTAACTTAAATAAACGTGAAATAATTCGTGAATATTTAGACCTTTGTAGGTTCTATCCTGTAAGTTATGGAGAAGGTTCGGCAACAAATCCTGAAGAAGGTAAAATTAATGCTTTAAAAGAATTTGTTCAATATATTAAAGAAGTTTCAGAACAAATTAAAAAGAAAGCATATTTAAAGAATAAAATAACTAATAACTTCTTACCTACAATTGGTTTTTCAGATGATGATATAAGAAATGTAGAAAAGGTTAAAAGTCATTTTGAAAATGAACCAGATAATATAATTAAGACTTATTCTACTGCAGGAGGAATTAAAAAAGAATATTAATAAATAAAACTAGATACTTATATGCTAAGAATAATTTTTTAAATCTTTAAAGTAAAGAGAAAAAATTTATTTGGTGATATTTATAAAAGACAAAATAAACAAAAAATAACAAAAAAGAAAGAAAATGGCTGATTTATTGATGAAAATGCCGATACCTTATGAACCTAAAAGACAAAACAGGTTCATTCTTCGTTTCCCAACAACATTGGGTATTAACGAATGGTTCGTTGAATCTACGGCAAGACCACATATAACTATAAACCCTGTTGAGATTCCCTTCTTAAACACTTCAACCTACGTTGCTGGCCGTTTTACTTGGGGAACTATTAACGTTAAATTCCGTGACCCTATTGGTCCGTCAGCATCTCAAGCTCTTATGGAGTGGGTACGTTTATGTGCCGAATCTGTAACAGGTCGTATGGGATATGCTGCGGGATACAAAAAGAATGTCGATTTAGAAATGTTAGACCCAACTGGTGTTGTTGTTGAGAAATGGATTTTAGAAGGAACATTCTTATCAGATGTTAACTTCGATTCATTAGCTTATAATACAGATGCGTTAGCAAGTATTACGGCAACATTACGTATGGACCGTTGTATCTTAGTTTACTAAAATTACAATAAAAAATATTTCAGTCAAAATATATTTAAATCCACATGCTTAGGTATGTGGATTTTTTTTGTTTCTATTTAAAAAAAAAGAAATTACTGTATATTTTATTATAAAAGACAAACAATATGGACCAAAGTATCATTGACGCAGGAACGGAGAGTTTTAACTTACCTCACGATATAGTACAACTACCTTCAGGTGGTGTATTTTATAAATCAAAAAAGAAAGCAATAAAAGTCGGTTACTTAACCGCAAATGACGAAAACGCCTTGATGGGTGCGTCACAAATGAGTAATGATAATATCATTATGACTTTATTACGTAGTAAAATTTATGAACACGATTTAAGACCTGAAGAATTATTGGACGGTGATATTGAGGCGGTTCTTATTTTCTTACGTAATACATCATTTGGTCCTGAATATAAAGTATCAGTAACTGACCCCCAAACAGGTAAACCGTTTTCACATACGGTAGTATTAGATGAGTTAAATATCAAAAAAACTCAACACCAACCTGATGAAAATGGTATGTTTATAACTACATTACCAAAATCAGGGGTATCGGTTAAATTAAAACCACTAAGTTTTGCTGAAACAACTGAAATTAGTAAAATGTCGGAACAATATCCTGCGGGAAGAACGGCACCAATTATTACTTGGAGATTAGCAAAACAAATTGTTGAAATTAACGGGAACGAATCCAAAGAACAAATTTCAAATTTCATTAACTCAATGCCGATTATGGATTCTAAGTATATCCGTAGTTTTATTAGAGAAAATCAACCTTCATTAGATTTAACAAAAACAGTAAAAGCCCCATCAGGAGACTTGGTAACTTTCGAGATTACCTTTGGGGTGGAGTTTTTTCGGCCTTTCTTCTAATCACAAACAACTTTTAATTGAGGAGTATTATTTTTTGGCGAGATTTATAAGATTATCTTATACTGAATTTCACATCATGCCAACTTATATGAGAAAGTACCTCATCGATAGAATTATTGAGGACAATACGCCAAAAACATAATAGTAAAATTGTTTTCGGCGTATTTATACATATATAATACTTAAACTATGGGAACCGAAGATAAAGAACCTGGTGGTGACTTTCTAACTAAAGTCCAAGCCGCCCTTGAACAGAGTGTTGGTAAAATTACCGATGCTTTGGCAACTAATTTACGTGCGGGTGATATTGCTAAAGTAATTCAAGAAATTGATGACAAGGCGACAACCATTGTTAAATCATTTGGTCAAGGTCGTGAAAACATTGTTAATTTAAAAGCCGCTATGGCTGATGCAGCCTCTGAAGTTGAACGAATGGGAGGTAGTTTTGACAACATTGTCAGTATACAAAAAGACGTTGCAGAAT